CTGCCGCAACCCTGCCACGCACTGGGTCGATGAAGTGCAGACGCTGGCTGGGTGTGCCTGTGGCCGCAACGAACTCCCTGGCGTATTCGTTATGTGACTCTGGGGAGCCTGTCACGAATATGCGGCCAGCGTTGCTCATGGTCAAGCTCATGGGTGTGTGCCAGTGGCCCATGTAGCAGTCGGTGAACGGCTCGATGACTCCCGATGCCCAGGCATTGACCTTGCGGAGAATGCCGAACGCTGGCGTGTTGCCGCCGAATGATTTGATTTCGTCGCCATGCACCAGCAGGCCTCGATAGTTGCCGATAGTGAATATCTGGTACCAGTTGTCTGATTCCTGCCATTCTTTCGTGGCGTAGCCAATCTGGTTTCGCGCGATCTGGTAGGCGATGCGGTCGATGTTGTCACTGGCTGCCAAGTCGCCTCGGCGGCCGATGCGGCCGTGATTGCCGTATTCGCATACCACGCGCACAATCTTGAAATTGTGCTTGAGTCGCAGCACCACACTGGTGATGATTTGTGATACCTCGAACAACTGCTCGTAAAGCAGGCTGTCCACCTCGTAGGCCTGACCGGGGAATATGCCGATGCCTTCCACCATGTCGCCACCGAGCAGCAGCACCGCTTCATTGACCGGGTGGTGCTTGCGTTGAATCTCGGTGATGGCAATGGCTTTGTCCACGAATCGCTCAATGCGTCTGCGGCAGGTTTCTTTGTCGTAACTGACGGTCTTTTTACCTAACTGCCAATCCGTGCAGTGCAGTAGCGCCACTTCGGCTTTCTTGCTGTTAGGGAATGACCTGGCTGGCGGCACTTTGACCGGGGGCGTGGCTAGGGCCGCATCCTTTGCGGCCGTGTACACCGCCTGCACCAGTTCGTCAGTTCGATGCTTGAGTTTCGCATACGCCTGCTGTGATCGCTTGAGTGCCTCGCGTAACTCTTGGGCTGTAGCGATTTCTTGGGCTTCATCCGCGAGCGCCACGTTTAGTCCTTATGCGAAAAACGACATTGTGGTTGGCATTCTTGAAACCGTATTTCTTGAGCAGTTGAGCAATGGCATGGTTGCTGTACTCCAGGTCATCTAGAAGTTCGTACCACTCAGCTCTGTTTTTCTGTTTCGCCAGCCACGCTTCCAAGTCGGCTTGCAGGTTTGATTTCTTTTTTATTTCGTCGCGTAAAGCCATTGTTGTGATCCTCCAGGTGTTGGTCAATCTTGCTTTCTACTCTACGAAGCACCTTAGTGACCTTTGCGTGGTCTGTGTGGTTTTCTCGGCGTGCGCGCTCGATCATCCAGGTCGGTAGCCCGGCTGCTGTGATGATGGCTATTGCGCTAATCAGCGCTACCCAGATTTCGGTTGGCATGCAGGTTCACCCACTGCTGCACTTTTAGCGGTACTTTGTCGCCTACATAGTAACGCAGGTGCCACGGCTCGCTTTGCAGCTCCCATGAGAATCCGAACCAGTCAGCGTTGGCGAGTAACCATTCAAGACGTTTGCCACTTGCTTCGGAGATATCGACGGCTAAACCGAGTGGGTGGAATCCGGTGCCGGGCACTGCCATGATTGCAAGGCCGGGTTTGAGGTAATACTTTTCGCTTTTGTACATGCGTACCGATTTGGTGTTGGCGACTGGTGCCTTGGTGTATCGCGCTAAGAATCCGCGTTCCTGTATTTCGAGTGTTCGGTAAGTATCCCAATACGAGGTTGGTTTGAGGCCTCTGATGCCATCTTGTCGTGCTGCTGATCGCATGGCGTGGTATGCCTGGGCTGCGAGCCAGTGCAGGCGGCCGTATGGGCGTACAGGCTTGAGCAAGTAGTCAGGTAATCGCCCAGGCTGAATGTTGACCAGATCGGCTGGTAGCCGTACTGGTTTGACTGGGTATTTCACTTGCGGCCGTACCTATGGTCTTTCGTGTTGGCCCATGCGTAGATCAGTGGTAGCACGGCTGCGAGCCCTGCTTTTAGCGCGTTTGTTACGTCGTATTCGCTTGTGATAAGTACGGCGACGCTTCCAGCGACGAATGCTTTGCACCAGTCCTCTAAGACGTGCTGCCACTCCATCAGCCCACCAGTGCCGCAATCTCGTCGTCGGTAAGGCCAAGTTGAAGCAGTTTGGCTATCGCGTTTCTGCGCTTGGCTGCTTGCGCTTCGACGAGTGCTGCTTGGTGTGCGAATTGTTCTTGATCTGCAGCGCGTTGTTCGTCGGAGTAGCCGCCGTCGTAAATGTAAGTGTCGCTCATTGGTTGTACCCGTACACGCTAACGATTCCGCTGATATTGCCAGTGCTTGCCAGTAATTGTATTCCGTCGAATGATGTCGTGGCGTTGAAATACCCACCGGCTGATTGCCAATAACTGCTGCTTATCGTACTTATCGATAACACGTTGAATGACGTGTTGGCCGTTGCCTGTGGATTGAAAATGTCCATAGACAAATTGTCGCCGCCTGTCGTATCAATGTTGGTGGCAATTTCCCACGACGTTTGGCCTGTTGCTCTGTTGCCTGTCACAGTTGTGCTGGTCGCAATCAATCGCTGTCGGTTGTACGACGCAGCGGATGATGGCGAACCTCCGACGCTGAGACGGCAGGTCATTGATAGGCCTGTGCTACCAAATCCGGTAAACACGATTCGATAGTTGGCATATGCGCTTGTGAACACGTCATTTAGCAATAATGTTTCACAAAGGGTGAACGAAACGTGCCCGTTGGCGCTGGCGGTTGCTGTGCTGCTTGCACCAGTTTTGGCGACTGATGTTGGCACCATAGGTACGAGGCCGCCGCTGGCAGGGGCTGTTCCCCACGTTACCCAAGAACTGCCGTTGTACGACTGCAGGCCAATGCCCTCAACATATGCCAACTGGCCTTCAGCAAGCGTCTTTTCGCCACTGCCGCCGAACCCGGCATCACGCGCACTGGCATCAACGAATACAGGCACACCAGTTCTGGCTGATTCATTCATCTGGGCTGCAGTTAGAACCTGCCCAGCTGTAAATGTTGGAACGGAAGTCTGTGCGTTAGCGCCCATAGATACCTCAGCCTAATACGTTCGTGTCGTCAATTAGCCCGTACACCGGGTCATCAAGTATCAGTTCGTACACAATCGTGGTAGGGCTCGTAAAGAATGTGATCTGGTGGCCGCCTGACACGGTGATGCGGCCTTCAATGCCCTCGACCGCGAGTTCCTCAGCAATCTGACTGTTGAGCCCCGGTATCTGTTTCTCGATGCTAATCGTGTCACCGATATCGACGCTGGCCACATCATCACGCTGGGTACTCGTCAAACGGCTGAATGTCGTAGTGACGCTGGTGTACTGCGGCTGAGGTTCAGGCTCAAGCAAGTACGCAGCCAGGGCATCTACTTCGCCTTGAATATGCAGCAGGCTGTTAGTAATTGATTTTGATTGCGTGAAATATTTGGCGATGCTCGCTGGGTCGGTATCTGTAGCAGTTTTGCCATCCAACGCACCTACATAGGCACGATTAATTACTCGGTCAGCATCAAATTGGATGGTTACATCGGTGTACCCAGCACCTGTGCCATCATCCTTGAAACTGACCACAGGCGCGCTGAGCGTGGTGCCAATGCGGTTCTGGAACGTAAGTGTGCCATCAGCAGCCATAAACAGGCGGCCTTGCTCAGCCTCGTTGATTTGCTGCAGGTAGCCAAGCGTGTTGGTGCCTGCATCGACGTTGTATTGGCCTGTGCCACCTAATTCAACGGTGCCTGTTGCGATACTGCGTGTGCCTGCTGGGTAATCCACTTCTGGCAGGTCTAAAACGTCTGTGACGCGACTGCCTGACAGTTCAGCCACTGAGTTGTAAGTATCGAGTTGCGTTTGTGCCAAACGGTAGAAGTCATCGGCGCATACGACTGTCACGCTGTCTAGATCACCCAGAACAAAGTTGTAGTCATACCCGGTGACAATGCCTGTAAACAGATAGGTGCCATCACGCGACAAACGAATTTTGCGCAGTGGGGCTAGTCCTGGCTCATTGTTGGCCGGGTCGTAGTAGGGGCTGTTGGTGTCATATGGCCCCAGAATGCCTGTTTCGTCAAGCATGTTGAATGACATGGTGCCTGCACCGAATTGATAGTCGGTGCGTTGGCGGCCGCGTTTGTATCGAATGTCGGTAACGAATGGTGTTATGTCAGCGAACTGCGTGGTGCCATCCAGCACATAGTCGGTGTTGTCTAGTACGCCTTTGAGCGTGTCATCAAGCAGGAATGCGTCAACTTGGAATCCGGTATCAAGTTCAAGCAGGTAGTCGCCGGATTGAACTACGGATGTGGCCATTAGGCGATTTCCAGTTGCAGTGGGCCGCTGCGACGGTTGTATTCGATCAGGGCATCCACGATGGTGTCACCCAAATCGGATGGTGCTGTCACGGTGTTGACGGTGACGCTAATTACGTCGCCACCACCTGTCAAACCATCTAGGACTGCTTCGGTGCCCAAAACTGCGCCCAGGCCGCCACCACCGCCACCCATGATGGTCACTAGGTCTTGGCCGCCTCCTACGCCACCACCGCCACCACCGATACCTCGACCACCACCACCGCCGCCGCCTATCGGCACGATAGGCACCACAGGCAATGTGCCAGGCGTTTCAGGTCGCAGGAACCTGCGCTCAAGCAAATCAGGGCCACTGTCAGGGCCGGGCAATCTCGGTGCCACGAATCCTGGCGTGGTGTCAGGCACATTGAACTTAGGTACGAGACTCTCAAGGCTTGGCAGTTTGATATCACCAATATTGAATATCTTGCCAATCAGCGCGACTACTGCGTACAGCGGCCCCAACACTTGAGTAAGTACAGCGCCCCACCGCGCGAAACTGTTACTAACGGCCTGTGTCTTGGATTCGAGGTAGACGAGTCCGGCCGCAAATGCTGCCGTTACCACAATGGCTGCACCAATCGGGTTGGCTGCGACTGCCGCGTTGAATGCCCACTGTGCTGCCCTGGCCGCGATCAGGCTGGCTGTGTACACCTTCATTGCCAGGTTGATTGCCAGCACTGCAGCCGACACGGTGGCGATAACGGCACCGAATGTCACCAGTACGCCTGTGTTGTTTTGTACGAATTGTGCAGCCTTGTCAAGTACTGGTAGCAGACGCTCAACCACAGGAATGAGCGCCATGCCGATGTTTTCTTTGGTGTTGTCAACAGCGATAGCCACTCGACGCATCTGGCCTTCATACGAATTGGCTGATGCCGATGCTGCACCACCGAATGTGTCAGACAACTGGCCGAGAATTTTGTTGAAGTCTTTGGCTTTGACCGCGTTTTCATCGAGTGGGATGCCGAGACGTTGCAGGGCTGTGACTTGACCGTTGGCGGCTTTCGATAGTGCGATGCTGACGCTTTCCAAATCGCTACCTGTCGCGGCACTGATATCGAGCGCTACTGCCAGCAGGTTCTGGGCTTCCTCGACATCCCCGGTAGCGCGTACCAAGTTGCCCAGGGCTGGCCGCAGCTGCTCGTCAGATACGGCTGCAGCGCGCTCTGTGGCGGCAATGAACTGCTCATTGGCGGCAATCTGCTCATCGGTGGCATTGGTGGTGTTGATGAGTGCTTGCGCGAGCAGTTCCTGGGCTTTCAAGTCCTCCATCGCGGCTTTCGTTGCGAGCGTTGCCCCGGCCGCTAAACCAGCCAGCGCTGCAGCTGCAGGCACTGCGGCTTTCTTGAGCGCAAACTGAGCCTTAGCGCCAGCGCCTTCAAGGCTCTTGAACTCATTGATGGCCGACTTGATGCCTTTTGAGTCGAACTCGGAGACAATAGGGATACTTACGGCCATCGTTACAGCCTACGAACCTTTGCTAGTCACCAGATTGCGGTTCACTTCTTTCATCACGCCCTCACACAGTTTGAGCATTTCGGCCTCCACCTGTGATCGGTTGCGCTCAAAAGATGGCCACATCACGCGCGATGCGGTACCAAAACGCAACTGCAATGCGCGCGCAAGCGGATTGCTTCGCTTACGGCCAGCCATGTCAAACGTCTGGTTAGCGAGTCCTGACCACACCAAACGAAATGTGCCCACGTTGACCAAATCGCCCCGGTATTCCTTCACTCGACGAGTACTAATTTTTGCCACCAACAGTTTCTGGGCCACCGCTTTGTTCCAGCCGCCTTGAGGGATGATGTCGTAACCAGACTTCGTTGACCATTTGCGATTCAGCCCAGACAACGGTGCTTGCTGCGGTATCGCGGCCTTCGCATCAGCAATCACGCCAGCGACAATCTTTTTGTAATCCTTCGTCACCTCGCGACGCAACGACTTATCAATCTTGTTCAGCTCTTTGAGAGCATCCTTGATGCCATACACCTGGATTTTCGTTTCAGCGGCCACGTTTGTTCGCTTTCTTTGCTAGAAGTAACACGGTAGCCAAATCCTCGTAATCGAATCTGATATCCGGTGGCCACCAGCCTGTAGCCAACAGCAATTCTGCTAACTGCCTGCGGAGGCTGCCGCTTCCGTAGGGTTTGTCGATTGTTCCTCGATCACATCCAAATCGGTGACGCATTCAAGCCACGTGTCATAGTCGCGATTCTCTTTGGCCATCGCAACGAGCCGATGCCAAGCCATGAATGCCAGGTCATCGATGCCGATGCCGTTCATCATGTCGCGCACGGTTTTCTTTTTCTTGCGTTCCCAATGCGCGGTATCCGCAAGCGTTGTAACCACTGTTTCCTCAACCACCGCACCAGCTGGGGTGCGGTACGCCACTTTGATGTTGAACTTCACGGCACGATATCTTCGACGAGTGTTCCGCCTGTGATGGTGATTTCAATCTCGGACAGTTCGCCCAGGGTGGCGTTGACTACATCAAGCGATTCAAGGTAGCCGCCAGTGATCTGGAACTCTGGGTTCGTCGCGCTGATTGCGCTGCTGGTCGGCTTGACTGCGACGTACACATTGGTGCCTACCAGGGCTGTGAGATCGACATACGAGCCGGGCGTGGCGCTGTACTCCATGAGCAGCGTGGCTGTGACGGTCACGTTGGTCAAGCCGCCTACGTACTGGCGGCCGGTGACACCGAAACTGGTGGCATCGAGCGCTTCACGCGACTTGGTGATGACCACTGCCTTGCACTGGTCTGACAGGTCTTTGATGCCAGCAAGGTTCGGGCCGATGCCGAACGTGGGGGAGGCGAGGTAGGTGACTGCAGTTGCCATGTAGCGAAACTCCTTTTGATGGAGGCTCGCTGCAAGCCTGTTGGCAGTCTAGTAGCCCTATGGCACTACTTTGGTGTTGATTGTCAGTTCATACGCGGCATAGTCAAGGCCGCCGTAACTGATCGTGGTTGGCCGGGCCGTGAGCAGCCCAATCTTTGCGCCTCTAATCAGGTCAGCCAAATCAAGCAGCGTGTCCATCGTTCGCTTGTCGCCAGCGCCCTGGGCAATCAACACGACGCGGTATTCCATTTCGGCTTCCACGTTCGTATGCATCACAATGCTGGGTGCCTCAACCAGCGCGCATGGTGGATTCAGTGTGCGTGGGTCATCGAATACGCGCAAGCCAGTAATTGTCTGCAGTTTGGTGACTAGCAGGCCGTAGCCCTCAGCGAACATGCCAGGCATCAGGCCACCTGCGGTTTATTGACACCCAGCAGACGCATAATCTGACCAAAGTTGCCTGCCACCGGGCCACCAGTAGCAAGTGGGTCAAACGATGCCAGGGCTTCGACGCTGCCTTTTTCGCGGTACAGGATGGCTGCGTACTGAACGGTGCCTAGTTTGACATCAAGGCCGGGCACTGTGCTGGGGCTGTCGAAATAGCCGGACTCTTGCCTGCGTCGGTAGGCGAATGCGTTGGCTGCGCCTACAGCCATCGTGGCAATGTCTAGGTCGGCGCTGGGGTTGGTGAATGTGTAGCCGAGGTAATCCTCAAGATCGCCCTGGGCAATCCATGTGCAGGTGATCGAGTAGGTGGCGTTGCCTGCGGTAACGGCCTGACGCTCTAGGTCGTCTGTGCTTAGCGCAAACAGCACTTGGTTGGTGATGATGCGCGCAAAGTCGTATTGGTAATCGCCTTCATCGCTAACACCAGTTAGGTAATACTCCGGCAGGGCCAGAATCTTGTGGGTGCCGTTGAATGGCGCACCCATGTTGCTAAGCGTGACGCTTTGACCTACCTCGAAGTTGATGGGTTCGAGTATCTGAACTACGGCCACGCCTTCGGTCACCTGTTTATGGGTGACAGTCAGCGTGGCCATAGTTAGTCGCCTGGAGGATGCGAACTAGAACTAGATCAGGTCCAGTTGATCTTGCGGAACTTCTGATTGTCAATCATCAGAGTCGCAAAGTATCCCCGGAACTTGATGTAGCGCGAGAGTGAGCCGTCAGCGGCCTCGACTTGGATTGCGCCCTTCTGTTGCTCAAAGATTTCGTAGCCGTCTGGGTGTCCGACAACCACTACGTCATCAGCGAAGTTGCGATCAACAACGACCGAGAGGCCGAATGCGACTGCGCCCGTTGATGCCGGGCTGAGTGAACCAAATGCGTTCATCGGTCCGACCTGTGGGAACAACGGCCTGTTGGCATCATCAACCAGCAATCCGAGTTGGCGCCACATGTTCGGTGCGAGGAACAGGTGTGTTGGCAACCAGCCGTTTGAGTTCTTGAGGATGGCTTCCGACATGAGGTAAATGGTCTTGACCCATTCCTCTGGCTTGGCGTAGTCAGCGGCCGCAAAGTTGACCGTGAGATTTGCGCCAGTTACCAGGTTGTCGGCTGCCACGTTGTCGGTTTCGTTGGCGTAGATGCGCGCCATGTCATCGAGCAGCAAGCCCAGCACTTCGGGCTCGGTCCAGTCCATGTCCTCTTCGGACAGGCGAACGTAGCCGCCGTAGACCTCTTTGGTGACGTTGTTGTTTGAGACAACGAACGTGCCCTGATCGAGGTTGGCGTTTTCGCCGTTGCTCAAGCCAATGGTGGTGTGGGTCGTCACTTCTGGGCGACGGAACACTTTGCCGCCTTGCGGCATGGCCTTGACACCGATTGCATCAACGACCGGGCGCAAGCCGCGAAAGTTGTTGTACACCGGGCCGACGATCGGCTCAGGGAGAATGCCGGGCGTGTCGGTCGTGACAACATCGGGCGCAGCGGCGCGGATGTTGGCGTGAAACTGTTGCGCTTCTGCACCACCACGCAGAATCTTGCTGATGTACTCAGCGGCTGATGGCAACTTGAACTCGCGCTTGGCCTCGGCCCACACAGGGGCGACAGGTGCAGCGGCTGGAACTTCAGCGACTGCTGCGGCAGTCTCGATCTTGTCGGTCATTGGTTGTAACTCCTCATCCTGTTGTGGTTCGGTCGCTGCAACCTCTGTAATCGTAGCACCGCGAAATGCAGGTGCTGTTACTAATGATAACTCCACCCAGTCGCCTTTGGTGATGACCATCGTGCCTGAGTCGTCGTAACTGAACTCGATGGGGTTGACACCGACGCTCACTGCGTCAATGGCTTCATCTTTGATCAGTTCGATCATGTCGTTGCCCTCTGACGTGGCGCTGATTCGGGCCGTGAACAGCATGCCCTTGTCCGAATCCACCCGGCCAGTGACCACGCCCACAGGCTTTGTATCGTCGTGGTACTTCAGGAGTTTCGGTTTCTTGCCAGTGGTCGGCAGGCTGCCTTTGGCGAACTTGACACGAGTGCCATCCGAGACAGTGGCCTCAGTATCCCAGGGCACTGCAACACCTGAAATGGTGCGTGGCGTTTCGCCTTCCTCAGCGATTACGAACGTGTCAGCAGCAGTCAGTTTCAACATGGAGGGTTACTCGCTTTCCGTAGTTGGTAGTGCCGGGGCAGGTGCAGCGTTGTCCTCCCCCGGCACATTGTTTGCTTCCTCCAGGTAGTAATCAACGTCTAGGTAAATGTATCGGCCGCGTGGTGTCACATTGTTCATGCTCAGCGTCTGCTCGATGCACTCAATGTACGGTTTGGCACCGAATAGGTACAGGTCTTGACGCGCCTGCAGCGCGTTCTGATATGTCATGCCTGAACCAGTTGGTGCGCCGACAAGGTATGGCGGAATGTTTGCAACACGCGCCATTTCAAGCGCCTGATATGTTCGGGCTTCCGTCAACTGCAATTTGCTCGGATCCATGTACGACTCTTTCCAGTCCACATACTGGTTCAACGCGGCAATCGCATTGCCTTCACGTGCCCTAGCGAAACCTGCGGCCAGTTCGCTCAATTCCTCAGCGCTCAACGGCTCACCTTCAGTCTGCTTCAATACGCCTGCTGGTGTCTGGTTGCGCGCAAAACGCTCAGCGCTCGTATCAAGATTCAAGTTGGTGCGAATCGCCCTGGCACCACTTGACAACAGGCCTTGAATCGGGCTGATGAATTGCACCACATCATTTGGAATCAATTTGTTGCCGTTGAAGTACACCTCTTTGCTGGGGCCGAACCACAGTGGGCCGCCCTGATCGCGTGTTTGCACATCGGCTGCCGGAATCCACGTGAACGTGGCTGGGAATCCGTTGCCGAATCGGCTGGTGATTACCCAGAATGCGCGGCCGTAGAAAATCAGGTCATCGACTGTCCATGACATGATGAATGCCCTGGTGACGTTCGGGTCTGGCTGATGAAACCAGGTGTCATCAGGCATTTCAATGTCCTCATACTCGTCATCCATCCACTGTTTTGAGTATTGGCGAATCGGTAGGCATCCGATCATGCCGCAAATGAGATCGCGTGAACGACTGATGGTTGGAATCTGAATGGCGGCTTGGCGGTCGAATCCGGCCGTGTAGGTCATGAAGTTGCCGACAAATGGGTTGCCAGCAGCGCCAGCAGCACCCACCTGGGCGTTAGGGGTGTTTGGGGTAGCGCGCTTTAGGGAGAAAATTGCCATCGTGCAGTCAGTCTAGGCGCTCGATGCAATCTGTGGTCTGTTCACCATCGGTCGCGGTCTGCTCATCATGCCAACAGCCCACACGAGACACCGGGCCAACTCAATTGGGCCACTCGACTTCGTGGATGACAACGCCAAGCCGCTAGGTGTCTTGACTGCTACCGCGCGGCCGATATGTTCAGCCAACATCGTTTCACCAGTGTGATTAACGCGGCCCTCGTTGATCAGCTGCCGAACAAGTTGCGTAAAGCGGCCAATCTCCTGATAGCCGACAATGATGCGCCTGCGCTGTAAATCAGTCGGGCAATTGGTATCAAGCGTGGGCGTTATCGCCAGCGTGAGCCCTGGATTGTCACGCAACTGTTGACGCACGTTATCCCATACCTGTGTCACGGTTTCGCACATGAATGCGACAGTCGCA